TTAGATCAGAAAAGGACCGGATGTTAAAGCCTTTTTACAAAGTGTGATCCCGCCGTGACCCTCAACTTTATCGATAACTATATCAAACAATTGACTTTCCAATGCAGATTCAACCCACTCACCATTGACAAACTTAGCCACTTTACTACCTGAGACGACATTCGGTTTTATTTTTGTAAACCCCAGCCGGGGCAATGGTTTACCTTTTTCATATTTATATGCGAATAAAAAATATTTTTTCATCATATAGATATAAAATCATTGTGCATCCCCTACCAGTTTATAAATACCATCATCACTTAGATTTGGCGTAAAAAAAAAGTATGGACTCAAAGCACCCTGAGTTTTATAAAATGCGTCACGCGCAACAATAAAAACATCGTTATTTGAGCTGTTTAAAAATGCACTATTTGGCATACCCGCTGGCATTTCAGGAGTGTAAACATTAACCCAATTATTTGAGCCATTTTTCAACATTAGCAACCCCTCTGAGGCATACACATATAAATCACCATTATCCAGCACAGTAAAATCATGCAATTCGCCAAACCCCTGCACGTTTCCTTGTATGTCATATCTGTATGGGAGTCGAGTATAGTTCCACCCATAATCTGTTAAATACAAACGTTCATCATCGTGATGCGTGCCTCCATATGCGCCATATAGCGCTATTGCTGTTCCTTTTTTAGCAATGATACTTTTAGATGTACCGCCGGGACTTGAAAGCGCAATACTTTTTGTTGGTGAACGAAATGATGAATAATACACATTATGTTCAGACGCGTTCACAAAAACGATTGTAGAATCACTGACAAACTGAAAGTGACGTTCAGCTTCTTTAGCATTATATGTATCAACAACCCACGTTTGCCCACCATCAGATGATGATGCCCAGTCTCTATTATTGCCTGAAAACACATTGGTTATACATATAATTTTTTGACCATTGGGGCTAACGTCATAATACTGAAAATACGTCCCTGCTACAGATTGGGACCGTTTATACCATGTTTGTCCTCGATTATTTGATATATACACATTTCGATTGTGACACATCACCAACGTTTCACCGCTAGAACTCGCTCTAATAGTGCCGTATCCACTGGGTGATAGTGAAAGCAGGCTGGAAAAAGGTGAAAACTCAGAAAACGAACTACCGCCATCAGTAGATGAAATGATACCCGATTGTGCATTATCTGAAACAATCACATGCAATACGCCATTTGTTTCAACAACACACGCATTACCGTTGTGGTAGTTTTCTATATCTTGATGTTCCAGTTTTGTTAGTTCAATAGCATTCTCAACATGCTGGCTATCAATTGATGCCGCTAAAATTGGATAGTCAAGTAATTTATATCGAGAATTATCACAGGGTAAAAGTGATAAACCTGAATTAGTCTTAGTGCGAACATCGGGAACAATCCTGCCAATTTCCAATATTGACGCATTATTACCCCAATCAGTTAACGCCATATCTGCCATCCTCCATCAATAAAAATAAATGTTCTCTCAATCCCTGATATTGTCATGTGATATTCAGTATCTGCATTTCCTTCATGGTCTGAAATCGTTTTAGACATAGGTGCAAACACCCGAGCAGGTAACTCTTGAGTAGCCCCGGCATGGGGACTTAACATGACGCTTAAGGTTGTACCACTTAGCGCTTCATTCGGTAATTGCAGTGTAGTTACAGCTTTAAATAAATGACGCGCACCACAAACGGCCACACTTGGGGCGGCTACCTCAATAAACGTAGACATCAAAACTGGCACACCACCAAGTGTTTCGCCATCACCGACATAAAGCTGCTTTGTGTCTGTTGAAAACCCCGGTTCGCCGTTACCAAGTACAGTTTGTAATCGTGTTGCTTCTGGGCCTCTTCTAAACTGGATCCGTCGCCCCATTAAAATACTCCCCCGTCAATATCGCCGCCTTCAACAGCGAGACCCAATGAACTAACCCAGTCTCGTACCCAAGCGGTGGTTGCAATATTGGTGCTATTATCTGAGCGTGCTCGTGTAGGTGATTTTGGCGTACCGGTGAACATAGGTGAAGTAAACAGCTGTGATTTCGATAAGTTATCAACTTGGCTTAGGCCAACATCTGCTTTGTTAACCGTTACAGCCCCTGTTTTACCGTTTACAGATAAAACATTATCTGTTGGTGTGCGCAGCAGCACCCAGTTTGCTAATACATTCGCAGGTGTCGACTTGAGAATATAAGATTTGTTCTCGTCGGTGCGAATCGCCAAGTCACCAGGCTGTGCATTTAGCGCTAACATGGCAGATTGACTGGCGACCTCAAACGGCTCACCTATTGCAAGACTGGGTAACACATTTTCAGGAATTTTACCGGTACTGTCTAGCAACAACACATGGTTTGCGCCGCTACCTGCATCACGATGAATAGCACTACCAAGGGTGGTGAAAATATCCACTCCTCCAGGGGTTGTGCCATCACCGATAAATAGTTTTTTGCTGTCGGTCAACCATATTGGTTCACCATTACTCGGCGTGACATTGGTGCGGTTTGCCGCAGGTCCGCGCCTAAACTGAATTTTGTTCGACATTAAATACTGCCTCCGTCTAACGAGGGAACATTGGGGTAAGAATCGGAAAATGCGCCACCATCAAGAGACAGTAAGCCTACAAATTTATTAATTTCATTATTTACATAGTCTTGCGTGGCATACACCATAGATGGATCTATTTTTAAATTCACCATTTCTGACTGCACCACATCAATTACCGCTTTTATTCCAAGCTCAGCACTGGCGTTGTCTTCAATACTTGGCTTGTAAGTTTCAGGGTATTTAACAATGGCAAATGCTTGATCGTCTTCAGTGTAAAAAGCGGCTTCACGAACATAAAACCCACCTTCCGAGGCAGGGACAATACCGATGATCTCAAGCATCGCTGGATTGTTTTCTAGCGTTTTGGAGCTATTTATCAGTCCTCTAAATCGCTCACTCGTGAGATGCTCCGCATCAGGTAAAATATTGCCATCACCCACGGCAAATTTGACTAAGTTGATTTTAACGCCAGTACCAATGGCATTGGCTATTTTAGCGCGACCCGCTGGTGTCAGCATGGTCCAGTATTGTGGTTGGGGCATAACTACTCCGAGGGTAAATATTGGTATAACTGCAAGACTGACTGGCTACCACAAAGCGCATACTGGTATTGCTTACAATCTCGCTGGCATAGTATGGATAGACAGTGACAGAAGCACCAAATAGCGCTGCTGAAGCCAGCTGAATTTTTGCTGTAGATAATAAACTGAGCGATAAATTAAACTGAATACTATGGCGTTTATTCGCTGAGATGGTTTGAAATATCTGCTGATATAACGACTCATTGAGCCCCCTATCAGACACCGCAACATCAATAGCGATTGTCCCGGCAGGGCCTTTGGGTACTTGTTCAAACCATTCTGTGATATGGGTGTCATATCCAAAAGGCGCTAACGCGTTAATAATGGCAAAACGCGTCCCAAGGTGTTTGTGTTGTTCATAGCTTTGCGCAATGATCTGCCGTTTTATAGGCTCTGGCCACTGCTCATCCCACTGCGAAACACTTTGGCTCCATGCCAACCAAGGTAATAATTCGATTGGGCAAGTCTCAGGTTGCCATAATGTTTCTAGGCAATTTGCCGCTTCATTCAGCACAGCAAAAACTGGGGATTGAGAGGCTTGTATTTGCTCAATCAGCTCAGTTCCTCGGTGTAGTGGTTTATTATCACTCACACATCACCCTCAAATATCACGCCTGCGGTGCCATTTTCACACCAAGGGACTTCATGGCCCGCAATTATGACATTCTCACTCGGTGCAGCGAGTACGACATCTTCCACACCGCTACTATATAAAGTGGCAAACAATGCTGAGCGCTTTATCGCTGTGCCCATTACACTGGTTTGTGCAAAGAAATCTTTTAAATTGGCCAACACTTGTGCTTTAACTTGTGCTTTGCCTGGTCCCGGGGCTAGTTGCACTCGGGCATTGATGGTATAGGGCTTCACTGTCACTGGCACAATTTCAACTCTGTCACCAATGGGCCGTACTTTTTGCAATTCAAGCGCATCAGATACCGTATCAGCCGCATCTGCTTTGAGTCCAAACGTTGCTCTGAGCTTGTTCAGTAGTGTGTCTGAAGGTATACCGTTGGCTGATTCATGACTTAAAATGGTCAACACTACATGGCAAGGTGAAGGGCTTGTAACATGAACATCTTTGACACGACTATCTGCAGAAAGTGTATGATAGCGATAACTTTCTTCAGTTCCAGCCGTATTTAGACTATGGAATGCTTGTTGTATTCGGTGCCTAAACCGTTCATCTGACTCTTCTGGCAAACGGCTTACACCGTAACGTGTTGCAATATGGTCTAGGTCACTATTTGTTGCTGTCGCCAACAAGTTACCTTTGACGGTGTCATTTATTCGTCCTTTAAGCAGCATGCTGTGATATGCAAATGTATTGAGTAACTGTGTTAAAGGCTCTGATTCTAGCTCTAGTGTCTTACTAACATCTGGAACTAACTCGCTCAATTTACTTTTCAACTGTTCCAGAATTTGTTCATATTCCAGATTTTCTAATAGCTCTGGAGGTGTTAGCTTAGATAAATCGATTAACTGAGATGATGGCATTGCACTCTCCGGTACTAAACAGAAAATAAAAAACCCACAGCAAACTCTTGCTTGTGGGCTTTGGAGATTGGAAACCTGTGTGCTTGTTAACTTTCTCAAGCATAGGTCTATCTTACTGATTTTTAGGGAGTAAAACAGGTCAATTCTGACCTGCTGTGAAATTATTAGAACGCAATCACAAACTGTAGTAATTCAGCTTGAGTAGTAAGGCTAAGCACCGCAGCTTCTAACTCACCGCTTTTTTCACGCACCACTTCTCTTTGCTGCAAAATGGCTAGTAGGTTTGCACGCTCTGTTGCAGCACCTTCTTCATTACCGTTCAACCTCTCACTCAACTCACGCTCTTTTGCGCGCTCTACTCGCCACTGCTCTGATTGCAATTTGCTATAGGCAAGTTGCTTTATGCGCGTAATGACTTGCTGTTTTAAATACTCAACTTCAGAGTTTTCTTCAGTCTCTAACTGAGCTTCAGCTATAAACTGTGCTACCGACTCTTTACTCCATTGCTCACCCGTTTGCGGGTGTACCAACCAAAAGTTACCCGCAATAGACATCCCTTTATTATTGTCGTAATAAATATTCATTTTCACTCCTTAAATCGCGCGACAGGTTCTAGCAAGGCCATACTGGTTGAATAGGTAGTGCTCATTAATAACACCTATATGTGAGTATGGATTCATCGCTTGAATGGCTGTTGCTATTACGCCCCCATCGTATCCTAAGCTATCGGCCTTAGAACGATAGCAATACGAACTCAGTAACTCGCCATCTAGTGTTTCCATAACCACATTCACTTCACCTTCACTATTCTCTGTACCATTTGAACTTTGTGTACGGTATGGCTCACTATTACTAGTAAAAATATAATTGATCGGCTGAAGCTTCTGCTCTTCTGTGAAGAGATAATGTGCGTTGAATTTATCACCCGCCATTTTGAGTTCACTGCCAAGTAGACCAAAGTAACCGTAGTAATTATATGAATAACTCGACATCGCCGCTTCACTGTGGTTATAGCGATTTATTCCATGCGGCTGCGCTAAGGTATTTGCGATAAATACCATCGTTGTAAAGTCACCGCTATCCACATAGTTCTGATATTCAGCTGCATTCGCAATGGCAATATTAGTAATGTGGTTGCCATCACGATATTTTTCCACAACCAAGTTAGTACCCGAGTCGATAACCACTAAGCAGTGCTTTTGGTTGTTATACAACACAGCTACCTCGTTATGGTTGTAGCTAGACCGTGTTGAAATACCAAATTTATCTCGGGCATTGAGATCTTGCTTTGGCAAAGTACGCGAGGTAAATCCCTGCCCTAAAACAAAGATACCACCATACTCCGTCGCATTCGCTGACAGAGACTCTTGGGTGCTATATACGATTTCAAAACTAACATCATTAGGTTGTGCTTTTAAACCCAGTGGCACGATAGCACTTGCGCCGTGTTGATATACCTTAGTTGCAGGGTTTTGCTCAAAGGCATTATTATGGACAAAGCTTGACTTTAGTACGGTAGATGACGTGCCATCTTGGCTAATTTTCAGATGATCTAAACGGCATGTGTCCGTTGCTGCATTCACTGTATAACTTGGTCGAGTGAGATAGGAAGTACCATCACTATTATAGATAGCCAAAACCGATGTGGAGCGGCGAAAATTAGCATGACTATTCGCCGTATCAATATTTTTTATCGCGAATAAGGTTTTTGGTGTTGCAGCAGTGTTGTTTGCGACCACTTCATTAATTTGTTGCGTCAAGGGACCTATTTGATCCAATAGCGCCAGTTTTGCCGCTCTGGTAACCAGTTCAGCGGTCGACGCGGTTAAGTCAGCTTTAGCAGAATCAATATTGTTGATCGCTGAAGTTGCAACCTGTTGCAATAGCTGGGTTGAGTCATCCAAATGTTCCTGTGCAACGGCCACAACGGCTTGCTCAAGCTTGGCATTATCTGTGAGACGCGCGATTGCATTCGTGACTAAGGTTTGCTCCTCTGCACTCAGCGGAGTGCTGCCGTTCATATCAGCGACCAGTTTGTCGACCATTACCTGAACAGCTTGTTGAATTGTTGCCATAATTTCCTCTTATAAATCCTTTAAATTGGTAGCAGGGTTTCACCCAACACTTGATTGAGCCGAAGCCGTCTGAAGCGCTTGTCGATACCTACTTGAGCTTGTTGATTTGCTAATTGCTGCTGGTGGATATCTGCATCAATTGCCTTAAGCGCATTGATCAATCGCTGTACGTCTTGTTCAAGTAGATTATCTGGGTGAGGGAGTGGATATTGCTGAAATGGAGTAAATTGGTTGATGTCCACAATTTCTCCTACAAAGTAAATGTACGAAGATTTCGTACTCTAGGGCGCTGTGCTGGTGTCCCCTTCAGTACCAGTTTCACCCGTGTCGTGACAGTGTCAACACCGTTAAAGGTGTAGTTGAACTGCTGCCAACCATCGTTCAGTACTGAACTGCTATCCAGTGCAAGCGGTAGCCAAACATCCCCTTTTTGCATCAAAGCTTGTACTTCTGAGTGGCTTTGAATATTCGCTTCAAAGCTCACCGTTAAATCACCGCCTAAACGGCAGCGCAGCTCGCGAGAAATATAGTCTCCGGTTTGCGCGACTTGCCCATGAACACACTGGCTGCCCGCAAAAAGTACTGGCGTTAAGCTTTGTGTTCCCGTCAATACAGCAGCGACCTTAACCTTGCCAGTTATGGTTTCTCCAAGCGTACTTGGTTGCCACTCTTGAACGCTTAGCACTTTTTCTTTATTGCCAGTAGGGTACGTGAGTTCAAAGGTAACTTGAGTATCTGCACTTGGGCGCTGGACTACAGCTAAAAGCATTAAATCCGTTACTTGTTCAACCTCTACCTCGCCGAGTTCAATCCGTCTACTTTGCTCAGTGAATTTGGCGGCCTTTAACCTAAATGTGAGATCTTTATCCTGATGTGGCGTCCAGGTGCTAGCGTTGCTTGATGATAACAACACCCCTACTTGATACGGCTGAGAGGTAACCCAGTTGTGCGCCTGATCAAGCTTACCCAGCTCAGCAATAGCAACACTGTGCTCGGCCCCATCAGTTAACACAACCAACGCATATTCCTGATCAGCATTTAAAAAGGTTGGAGTAAAGGTAAACAGTGTCGGTTGGTCATTTAGCTTTATCTCATCGCTGCTTATTTTGCTACTTGCCAGCACAGTTTGTGTAGGAATACCTTGAACTACTTCACGAATTTGTACTTCAACCGCTTCCTGTCCTTTGGCGGTAAACCATAATTCAACACCGGCAATAAATCGCGATTGCTCCAAAATAAAGGTTTGTGCGAGTGGATCAAAACGCTGAGTAATAATGCTATTGACGCGCCGCAATGTTTCCACTTCAATCACGCCACTACCTGTATAACTAGCGCTTCCTGCCGAACCTTGCTTACCAATAAATCGCACCAATTTAGTTCCGGCGGGAACATTATTTGGCACTTTAAATCGACCAGCTAATTCACCACGTGTATTTGCTTGGATCATGCTTGCACCTCTGAAATAATTTCAATGCCATCGAATAACAGTGAGTCCAGTTGCTCACCTGAATCAAACCCAGAAATTGCAAAGTTGACCCAACGGGTGCGCAAGAACTCGGCTTGCTGACGGCGCACACCAACTCGCTCAGTACTCGTTTGAGTAATAACGCGACGAACACGCCCTCCACCGCTAGTTAACCTACGAGTAATAGGGCTTGTCCACTGAGTCTGGGTTTGTGTCCAATGGTCAACACTTGGGATTAACGTGACATCCGCAGGCAGTGGTTCAAATGCCATATAAGGATTAATTTTCATCTCCCCAGTACGGCTTTCTTGTACTAAGACGTCTTCGAGTTCGTACGGTAATGTCTGGACTTGTGGTTGTGACAATTGAGTTATTTCTGCGGCCATTGGCAGCATGAGTTCGCCATCCACAATAGCAGCGCTTTGTTCAAGTCCAATATCGCGCATATCGTCATCTAAAAACGGGTCAACAAACACGCCGTATTTGCTAGCAGGTGACTGGGCATTGGTATCGTTACGTAGGCGTTCAATGGCCAACAATTGGTATAAATCTGAGATCTGCTGTTGCATCAACGCAAGATCTGTCATTTGTACCGCTTCAATCGCAATATTTTGGATATGCGGCGGCGCACTCCCCCAGTGTTGCTGCACTTGGGCAAGCCCCAGGTGTTGATGAGGCACTAAAGGCGCTTGTGGATTAATTCTGTCGGGTGCACCTTTGATCCGCTCAACATGACCATTGGGTGTAAGCACGAGCAGGTCGATACGTGGCATAAACCAGTGATAATCGACGACCACAAGACCATTTTCGAGCATTTCTTCAGCTTCGTTTAACTGTTGCTCGAGCCAAAATCCGGTTTCGTCCGCATCAACTTCAATAAGTCGGCGATAGGTATACACCACGTCATACGATGTGCCTGAAGCTGGCTTATTGCCACCATCGCGCCAACTAATATGATTGCGGGTAAAAATAAAGTCGATACCCTGCTGATATTCAATGCCACCTTGCGAGATCTGCAAAATTTCAATGACAGAGTCATCATCAAAGGGATCGGTATTTTGGCCGGTTTGCGCGTGGCCTCGAGTCAGAGAAGTACGCTTTTTCACCTCAGCAGTCACCTGATCAATGCGCTGCACCGGTGCAAAGTCTAAATCAATTCGCATAGCGCCTTGGGCATTGGCGCTAAATCGGCTCGGCTCATTGATCACCTCTCGTACATCGGGGTCGTTCAGCAGCGTAACAGGCAGTGCGGTGTTAAACGCTATTTCATAGCCATTAATATGCGCTTTTCCCTCTTGCACATTAAAGTGCTGGTGGCTTGCCGTGCTCTCTCGATAGCTGACATTGAGCCCGCTCACCACATAACTCCCGCCATTTGACTCGCGGTCATAACGTGCAAGTGCGCTGGTAATTGAGTCTAGTTGTGGGGGCGGCTGCTTAACGATAAGCGTGCCATGATCGATTTGGTAAACGGGAAAAAAGTCGCTATTGGGATAGTCAAGGCTGTCGCTCAGTCCCCAACGGCCTGAAATTTTCAGCCGCGCGGCACCCGCTTCATCAAAATTGTGTGCGCCAATGGCTGGATCTCTAAGCGTTGAGTCTTCAAGCTCTGTCACCACTTCCTTTGCTAACCACACCCCGACAATTTCGAGTTTATTTAGCGCAATCGCTAACTGTTTGGTGTCGACCTCATGTACCACGCCCTGTAAATATACTGAGGATGCGCCAATGGTTGCAATGGCATGAGCTTGGTCGATAACCACCTCGCCCCCCTTAACCACATCCCCATCTTTCATCAATACATCAGCGATGCCTTTTACATGGTGCTGAGACTGCAGTTGCAGGTCGTTGAGTTCACGACTTTGCAACCCTTTACTCGCTCGAAACAATAGCTGACTGTATTGCTTTGCAGGATCAAACTGCTGGTAATAATCTTTTATCATTGCTTTCTTCTTAAAAACTGATCACAAACTCAAACGTTTCGCGCACCCCTTGGTCGCGAAATAGCGCCGTGCGATGCTCAAGCAAAATAAGCTCACCAGCCTCTGCAACCTCGTCTGGTAAAAGGTAATATTTTCCAGCTGGAATGCCCGTTTTGGGTGACGTGCCAAGCATTAAACCTAACTCTCGAATATGCTCACCCAAGCCATCTTCGAAGTCGTAGGTGAATTGGCAATATAGATGTTGGCTGGCCGTATCGCTTAAACGGAACCTTCCGGTTGGTACCTGAATTTCGCCTTGTTCATCCGGCTCACAAAAGCGAATTTGCTTTGCCTTGCGATAACCAATGAGATTGGTGAGTTGTGTAGTATTGGTAGGGGTTGGCGGTAAAGTATTATCCCAACTTGATGCGCCGTTTCCCCATGCCAAATAAATAGCCTGCTGCTGCATGAGCCGTGCAAGCGCCTTTCGGCCTTGAATTGTTAAAGTGGCCAAGGACTGCTCCTTAAAGAATAGAAACCGAGTCAAAGATTAAGGCTCGGCGGAAGAATAAAGGTTTAAATAGAGGTTTAGTAAGATTCAATCCAGAGGTCGGATTGTTGCTCTGCAGCAAGTAAACAAGCTTGGGTAAGTTGTGCTTTGGTCACATTAGCCACACTGTTATTGGCAAGTACCCAACGCTGCGTGTCACTGTCTGTCATCAGCAGTATGGCTCGAACCATACGTTGCTGACTTTGTTCATCACCATCAAACACCAGACCGTCCACTTCAACGGCGATTGACGCCACATTCGCTGCACGCTGACTTTTAAAGCGCTCACGTTTAGTGTCTGCAATTTGTTGTTCAGTGTGCGAAATGGTCGCAGGATGGTGATAAGCCACTCGCGCTTCGTCGTCGTACTCTATGCGCGAGTCAACAGTTTCAGTGGTTAATGCTAAATCCACCTCCACATACTCAACACGATAGCACGCTCTTCTCGCTTGCAAGTCCAGCATAGGCTCCGTTGGTAGCGGTGGCACAGGCATTAGTTCATCTGGGTTAGCGGCATTGTGCGCTTGCGCCTCAGCTATCTGTGCTTGCACTTCTGTCGTTTCAGTCTGCCACGCGGCATGCGCCTCGCGATATGCCGCTTCTTCTTGCTCAATGGCAAGTTGTAGTACCTCGTCAATCTGTTCTTGAGGATGACGCAGCATTATTTTTGTTTGCACGTCCGTATAGCTCAGCGTTAAGGCCTCTACTGCATCAGTCGTGTGGTTCTCAGTCTCAGTATTCATCGCACTCTCCTTATCCATTATGTGCAATTCCTATTGGGAATAGGGTGTGATGGCTGAACACTTTGACGGTATTGCCGTTGAGATCGGTTTTGGTGTTTTCGCCATCGATAATTGGGATCGTTTGGTCATCGCCCCATGAACCTTTCGCACTTGATGCAATACCGATTACGTTGCCAGTTGTGAAGCTGACAATTTCTCCTTCGCTGTTTAAGTAACACTTCTCTTCCATTATGCAAGTTACGTCCATAAGCAATTGCACCACTAGCCCTTTGAATGCACCAACCACAAAATGATATAGCTTGCCTTTACTGTAAGCCTGTAAAATGCTCGAGTTAACTGGTAGCACCTCTTTATATTGGTATTTAAGTTCAGCACCATTGAGCTGGAGATACATCAATCCACTCTTCTCCACTATCGAGTATATTGATTTAACAGCCTCGGTATTCGGTGACAAGTCAGTAATCGGGGCATGTTTAGGCTGGTGCTCCACTCTAGTACTGATATGAATATCATCAATATTTTTGTACTCCAGTTTGTAATAACCTCTGGGATTATCCCTATCAGCTCCCCCACTTTTATCAATCAAGCTTTCTTTTAACCGATTACCTAAAGATGGCTGAGAATAGTTACCACTCCACACATCTGATGACATATTTAGCAGCTTTGAGAGTGATGCCGCTTCTGTGAACTTAGCTTTTGCCTCGTAACACCATAGTTCAACTTTTCCAGCAGAGGGGGCTACATTCCGAATATTTGCATATGGATGAATTGTTGAACCCGTTTGGATCCATGTACTGCCGTTATCGTCAGTTACATAGAGAGTTGGCGACGTTGACACTGCTTTTTTATTTAATTGATAACTTTTACTTGTGCCATCTGGGATTGTGGGGATCCACTGCCCAACCACACCGTCAGGGAAGGTAGCCGCGATGTTTTCAGGGCTGCCAATGATATCGACCCAAGGGAGTGAGTCGAATTCAGCATCGATTTCATCTGCTTTAATCACATATACATCAATATCCGTTCCTATCGGAAAAAACTCATCAACCTGCTGTCTAATTGACTCTCGTACTGAAGTAAGTGTTTGCCCGTTAATATCATCCTCAATCCAAGGCAAGAAATAATGCTGATTTTCTCCATAAGAAAAGTGCACAATACTTGCTGACAAAAACGACTGACCATTACTGCCGACATAGTATACCCAATCACCGCTAGGCTTATCTGCACCTGTTTTATAACCATTGAAACTGCCACCACTATTGCCGAACGTTGAGTTGGAAACTTCAAAAGACAAACGCCATTGTGAAGGGTTAAAACTGCTGTGAGTCTCATAAGCCGTATCACTTCGCTTAGTAAAAGAGCCGGCCTTTTTAATGTGAGTAAAAGGTACTTTGCTCTTTCCGCGTAATGTCCCAGCAACCGCTTTGCGCATAGTTTCTTCACGTAGCTCGTTAACATTCTGCTTTTTCGCACTTAAGCGCAAATCTTCAAGCTGGCCTGCGTAGATAGCATCGTGGTATTTGTATTGATCATGCCGTCCGCTTGAGCCAGATAAAATCGAGCCTTCACCATTTCCATTGGTTGGAATATCAATAAATGCTTGTTTGGTAGAACTGATTTTATAATATTGATTGTACCAATTTACTGTAGTAGAACCATTCCAAACATAAGCAGTTCCAAGTGGGTTATATGTCGGGTGGTAAGCCCCTTGATTAAGGCGCTGAACTAGGGCGATTGGAATTGCAAAACACTTACTATCATGGCCCAGCATTTTTCTTGTCCCAAACCCTTCAAAATCTCCTTTGTTTGTTATTGTCCGCTGGATGTTGTTAAGTGGATTGAAGTAACCATATCCCAAGCTTTCACTGTAATAGTCAATAGCTGTAATGTTTTTACCTCTGGCATTGAAATATTTGGAATAACTTCCAGCTTTCGGACGCCACGAAGCGGTTACATGTACTGGATATGTATAGTCAAATCCTCCCCCTAACCCCTCAATCACACGCATTCTATATCTAACCTGAATATACGCTTTGGCCTTTGGGTCGTAGTAAATATTATGCTCAGGCTCTCCAAGGAAAATAGCCTTTTGCGCCTCTGTTAGCGATGACCATTTAATACCATGCCCCTTTGTACCAGTATCCCATTCACCAAATGCGGAGTACCCCTGAGCAACGAGGTTATTGCGAAGGGCAATGCCCTTATAGTTATTTGCACCATATTGCACATTACCGAGTGGATACACGACATCTTTATCTGCAATTTTCTCATGCCAAGACTCCAGAAACACTAAGTCTTTACGAGAGGTGATCACCTTATTGCTATCGGTTTCTGCTGCAAATGCGGCTTCAGCATTACTATGCTGGGTTACGGTGCCAGACGCTGAGTCATAGGTTTTGGTGCCGTCGGGTGCAGAGGGAAATTTCAAAATAGATTGAGTGCTAGTGTGCGCGACTCTAGAAACATGATGTGTAACCCCGTCGATATTCACAACCGGATATATTGTATTAGAGGTTCCTGCTATTTTGTTTGATGCAGCTTCACCCATGATCAGCGTATTCCTTACTGAAGGCGCTATATACTGCCAAATTCCTTCATTCACATTTACATTATTTGCGCTGTAATTATGCTTCCCCCACTCCACAAACCCACTTCCCGCATATTGCTGTTTACGCATATCGCGCAGTGCATCAAACTGGGCTTTGGTCATTACATGGGGATGCGGGTTAACGCTTTGTGCGTCTGCAATCAGTGATTTCAGGGTTGGCAGTGTATGGCTGTTGCCATTTAGATCTTTGAGGTTGACGCTGCCAGACTGAGTTTGCCAATCATTCAGCGCTTGGTTGTTCTGATTAACCGTTTGATAGGTTTGGGCAATATCTTGCTTAACCTGATCAATTTCCTGTAAGCCTTCGGTGATATTATTGGCAAGTTGAACACTTGCTTCGGTTTGCTCAGTTGCAGCCTGTTGCAACTGAGCAAGTTGTGATTCTATGGTCATGTATTATCCTATGTTTGCTTTGCGCAGGCGCATCGCCAGTTGCATGGTTTGGTTGGCTTGCTGGATTAGACTTTTACCTTGTCTAAGATGTGCATACACAGACGTCGCCAGTTCTTTTGCCATAAAAATATTGGTGTTAAGCACCCCAGTTTCAAAACTGACTTGCTGTGAAGGCAGCGCTGCGAGGTTAAGCGAAATGACCTCTAACCATGCTACGTCTTTGCTTTTATGATTCAGCACTTCGCCCCCTGCGCTATATACCGCGACTAAGGTGCTGCCAGACCAAATTCCTAATTCTTTAACTGGGTAATCGGCTTCCCCCTCAAACACTGCGCTAAAACGCACTTGTGTTGCAGTGAGTTGCTCCGCCTGTAAAATCGGGACCTTTTGGCGCTCATGTCGTAACTGCGTTTGCAAGTGAGACGCGATATAACCTGCGCTTCCGGCGGATAAATGCGTCAACGTAAAAGCTTGTCCTTGCTCTAGCGCCTGCGTCAATTTGGCAAGCCCCGGTGTCGTCCATACAACAGACGCAAATTGTGATGATTGCATTGAGAGTTCCATTTATTTGAGGAGTACTATTCTGAGAGCACCACTTGGAAACGACTGCAATGAACATTAAGCCGTCCAGTGGTGGCGAGCGCAGTTGAGAGCGGCATCATTTGACGGTGTTGCCAATGTACAGTCGTTGCATGAAGCGGATCACCGACAAACGCGTCGGCTTTAGTCCAGCTTTGTTGCCACTCACCCTGCCATGTTCTTGTTGACCACACGCGATGCTGTGAAAGCAGCCTAATTCGGGCTAAGCTCACAGGCAGTTGTGAAGGCTCTTTGTCACTGAGCTTATATTCACTCAAGCGTTTTGTGGTGAGGTAATGACTGCGCTGACTATGTGTTCTACTGAGGTGTGTAGAGGCATTCGTCATGTTATGACTCACACCTTGCTGGTGGCTACGGCCAAAGCTGACTTTGCATAGCGTGTTATCGCCATCATGAAATGGCACGCCAGAAACATCAGATAGAAGCGCTCCAAAACCACTTTGAGATAACTTCAGTTCACGCACATCATAACCATGATAAATACGTGAGAGTTTGGCTCTTACTGGGGCAGATAGTCCAAGCAGCTGGTGTATATCTTTAAGCGCCTTGTTCCCTGGAATTTTGCCAGATGCCAATTGATAGCGATAAAAGTGGCGTCCGGGTTTATCAACCTCAAGCTCAGCCTCGTCAAAGTTGAGCCAATTGAGCGCGATGTCTACACTTTTTGGTGTACCGCGAAGTCGCTGCCAAACCAGACCTTCCTTGATGGTTTCGCGAAGGTCTTGGCTGTAGGGCAAAATAGCTTCCAAGCCATACTCCCAAACGAGCCACATCAGCAAGTTGTCGTGCGGTTCGGCCTTAAACCCAGATAACCTTGAAATACCCGAATGAATATCGTCACTCACGGCAACACTTTGCTGCAATCGCCGTTGTAGCAAAGTGTGATTAGGAGGTAATAACGTCATCTTAGCCTCGCTTTAATGTCAGCGAGATTGACTTGGGCATAACGTACTGATGGGCTGCCACATCAATTAACTGTGTTGGAGCAAGCAGTTCGATATGCCTAATTCCCGTACTATGTAATTGTGCATGCAGCCAGCTTGGCGTTAAATCCCAACCAAGTGTCGTGATGTTGATCCAGTTATCTTGCAACGTTTGCTTCAGCTTATTGATAATAAGTTCAGAAGCATGAGTATTGAGATAAAGCTCAGCTTCAACATCTACCCAAACGGGCTGTGCAAGTTTGACCTCTAACGTGTCTGTTAGCATTTTCACAGAGTCATCAAATAGCCTCTCTTTAACTTGTGCTAAAACCTGTTCTGCATCAGTGTCAAACTTTGCGAGTACCGTTACCACCACCAGCCCATCCCCTGGGCTTTGCACCGACACATCCTTGATTAATCCCGGTGCAGCTTCAATGACTTGATGACGATAATGCGCCGCACTACCTGCCGTGCTAGACGCTATGGTACTGTTGCGAATACGCATTCGTAGGGTTTCGTCATGTTCATCGGGCAACCGAGCCACCCCATAAAAAGCGCCAAGATGCTCAAGATCGGCGCCTTGGCTGGTGGCTAACAAATTAGCCGCCGCGGCTTCATTGACGCGCTGTCGTAATAACAGCTCGCGATAGCTTTCGACTTGCAAACAAATCGCAAGCGGCGAGCTTTCAAGCGCTAGCGCTTCGGCATATTCAGGTGCAAGTTCGATAAAACGTTGTTTACGTGCTTGGAACAGGCTTTCGAAATCAAGTGGTTCAAGGATGTTTGGCGCAGGCAAAGTGGAAAGATCGATTGATTGATTTGCCATAGAGTGCCTTATTCTGAGGAAGTTAAAATGCTTGCAACACCAGTAGCGCGAGATTCAATTTCTTGGTAAACATTTTCAGCGCCTTTACCTTGATAGGGAAACTGAATTTCATTATTCAGCACTTTTGTGGTTAATGTACCTAAGTCGTCACGCCCCTGTGATGCCGCTGCACGCATCTCGGCAAGTGTTGTTGCTTTGCTTAAACCATCAAGCAGTTTAATAAACTCAACTAATACTAGGTGACCTGTATCCGCAGTAGTCCCAATAATAGATTCTACATCCGCCACTGCTCGGCTTATTTGCCCGCGCTTTACTTGCTTGTCTAGGTACGCGAGTGTCGCTAAATGATCTTGTTGTGAAGGAATTTGTTCTTGCATAATTACACCTCGATTCTTGGATAGTTAATAACACAGTCAACAGCAAAAGTGGCGTTACCACCAAATTCAACGATATTTTGTGGTGGCTTTGAAGTTGCAGCAGGGACAAAAGTTCGGTTAATAAATCGTACAAATAACCTCGAGTATGGATGATGTTGAGAGAGCTTTAATACAGGAATTGAGCCTGTCGATGCACCATTCCACCAGCCTCCAAAATTTCTAACACTCACGCTATTTGTATTCAATTGCTCATTGATCTCTACACTCGTCGCCGCGGAGTTCGCAAAAACAAATTGCATATAGGTTACACTCCAGTCGCGCTCATACTGTGGCGCTTCACTGTACCCGGGCGAATATGAGTACCCATGAACTAAATGAACTTTAGTAAGTGCACCTACAGTCGGATAAATATGGTAACCAATGCTCGTCGTTGGCACTAATACCCACTCAGAGCGAGATTCATCTTCTGGATCAGCAACTACCCCAAGTGAAGCCTTTGAATGAGCAACTTGATCATAATAACTCACTTTTATATCAGAATGGCTATCTGCAAAGTTGAGGATCGCTTGATCTGTTTTTGACCCCGCCAAAGTAATCGCTTCACTAATATCTTGCTGCGCATCACTCAGCGCATGATTAATTTCCCCCATTTTGCCGATCACGGTTTGTGTGAGGGCATTATTTGAATCGATTAATTTGCCGTTCTCGGCATGCAGTGCAGTGATGCGCTGCTCTAATGTCATTGGATGATAATCCGCCATATTAAACTCCTAGCTGTAGTAGTCTGTCGTTGAATTGAATTTGTCGGTGATTCGCTTGAATTTGCGCACTCAGTTGTTGGGTTTGTGCCACCAGCATGTCGAGAAATTCACCGACATAGAAAAGCGTTAAATCGCCTGTAGTATTAATCGTGATAGCGTCTACCGGTGCAGCACTTAACAGCAGATCAAACCCTTGTACAATTTGTGCAATTGGAGTTTGATAAAAAAGTACATTTTGCGGGTGTGACCAAACGGCAAACAAAGTGCCATCTGCAAGATAAAAACCCACTTCGCGCACCGCGTACTCAGCATCATCAATAAAATGTCCGGTAATATGAAATTGCCCGTCACCAACAACTTGCCCGCCAGCAATCGCCGCTCGATTTTTTTCACCTCGCAGCCTAGTTTGGCTACGAGACGGCGTATAGCCAGAAGTGCCTACCGCAATCGCGCTAATATCAATGGTAAAACCATTGGCTTTGGCATTAACGGCCGCGTTTAATCCCGCCTGCGTAATAAGCGGCGTAAATTGTTCCATTAGTCATTCCTTTAGAGTCTGTTAATCTTCAAGTTTGTTTTTGCAGCAGATTGAACGTGTGTAAGTATTAATAGCAATAAAACGACTGTCGCTGGATTTGGATAGCCAAGGGAGCAGCGTGAACATAAAGGCTAGAAGCACTTTTGAGATCAGAGCGCACTTCACCGGATATTTTGCCCACACCTTGCAAAACAGAAGTACCAGCAAGATACAACTGGCTTAAATTTGCAACATTATCTGTTTGTTGAGGCATCCATGTTCGCTGGAGGCTCGCAGACTGACTGACGGTATTGAGCGATAAGCTTGCACTTTGCTGTACTCCTACACGCAAACTAATTTGGCTGCGGCATGGTTTTGTCATCACCACAGCTTGCCAAAGTTGTGCCTGCAACTTAGGAGTCAGTAGCGTGCTGCCTGCTGGATCTAGGTTCTGAGCGGCCAACGCAATGACCTGTGCAGAATGCGGCGTAAACGCGTGAGGATTTTCTTGTTGCCACCACTCTTTAAGCTCAACTTTTGCAGCTAGAGTGGATAGCGCACTTTTTATTGCACTAACCGTCCCTTTTATTCGATGATCGGGCACGCTATTCGCTATAATCTTGCGCTTCACTTCAACTGGCCAAGCACTATCCCAAAAGTCCACACTGAGTGCATCCGCAAGCCAAGGTAAAAAATGCTCGGGACATCGCCATGGATCCCAAAGGCTACCAAGTGGAACGGGAGTCGCGGAAACTTTACGTAGGGCCTTTGCCAGCGCATGCTCAAGCTTAGTGCTTGCGTGCGGTAATAGTGTATTAAATATCTCTTCCTGCAATGTTTATCTCCACTTGTGTACAAAACGCAGCCTGCCAAGGGGTATTGATAATGTCCGCGGCGGGTGAGAGAAGTTCAACACGTTGCACACCAGCTTGGTGTAGCGCACTGTAAAGCCCAGACAAACGAATATCATGATTAAGTTTATGATGTGTTTTTAACCATTGCTGCACACTTTGCTCTACCGTAGATTTCACGCTTTCTTCATCGGGGCCTGGATATAAATAAAGCGTGGCGCGGAGGATAAATTCTTTTACCTCAGCTGAGAGTACTCGTGGCCTATCCGTCAGAGGCCTAATGTCTTCTTGAAACAAATACTCTGTAATTGCTGTGATTTCGTCTTGATTTGGTATGCCATTGCCTCTATCTGTCAGCACCGTTATGGCAACATCTCCCGGCGCGGCATCTAGAAGCCTAGCGGCATGAGTACAATGCAGCAATTTCGTATGCACTGGTACAAAGTCTGATAATGGCGGCTCGACCTGAAGCAGCTCAAATTCGGGAGACTCAACAAAAACATCCTTAACTTGAGGTAAGGCTTTAAGCGTGTGAAAATAATAAGCACCAATTGGCCCTGCCGTACTAAACCCTTCTAGTGCCAATTGAATACGCGCTCGAAAGCGCTCATCACTCTCCTCTGCTTCTCGTATCACCGCAAAACGATTACCCAGATAATCGAGTTCACTGCTCGTGGCTTTTGCCAGCAGCACCTGCTGCGCGCCTTCATTAATTTGTTGACGTAATAACAGCTCTCGATAAGCAAAGACTTCCATCAGCTTGACGATGGGGTCGCTAGGTAGTAGCTCAGAAAGTTCTGGGCAGGCGTGCTCTACTGCTTGTTTTAGCTCATTATAAAGCGTTTTAAATTCAACGGGTTCAAGTAAATCTGATGCGGGTAATTGACTAAGACTGACCGCACTGAAGTTAGTTAAAGACATAATGGGGCCTGTTGTAAGGCACCCAATCAAAAATGACTGAGTGCTTGTGGTGGGTATTTTTAAGCGTTGCTTTGCAGTGCTTGGCTTACGCCATTTGCACGCTCGGCGATTTCGTGCATCACCTGTGCTTCGCCTTTCACTTGGTACGGAAAAGTTAAGCTTCCTGATTGCACATCAGCGTGGATATGGCCAATTTTATCTTTAAGTCCACTCACAGAAGCTCTAACGTCATCCAGTGATTGTGCGGTGCTAAGTGAAGTAACCAAACTGCTCAGCTCTTTCAGCAGTAATTGTGCTGTATCTGCCGTTGTACCGAGCAATGTGTCTGTGTCTGCAACTTGTTGAGCAATTTGCTCACGCGCAGACTGCTTGCTCTGCAGAGCTGTCTCAGCTGCACTAAGCTCTAGTGTGAATGTTGTTCCCACTCCAAATGTATCTTCAACAAACTCTTGCGTTACAAAATGTGGGGTATTGGCGTCGTAGAACTTGTCAACAATTTGGTTATTTACTATTAGTTTTGCCATTTTTATTCTCCTTAGTCGTAAGCATTTTGTGTAGCGTCACCTAAATAGGCGAATTGTCCCCAGTCATCCAAAGGTACTTCTCCTGTCACAACTGCAGGAAGGGCAATTTGAATCACGCCAGTTTCATCCTCAGGTTTACCTTCACCAGGAACATAAGGATGACAATGACCATATCTATTTCGGCCAAAACTCATGACCTTACCACAAAGCTTTGCGTCTTGATTTGCTTCTAAGCCTTCACACCACCAATTGTTTGGTACTGTCCCTCGAATATGTTTCACAACCGCAGCTGTTGTTACAACGGTAGGCGCTCTAAAGTACTGGTACATTAAATACGCAAATAGATGTGCACTCTCGCCTCGACGATTAGGGTAATATTCTAGTTCCCAAATATTAAAGCTCTTAGCGAAATGCTGAGTATCAGAATTTATTGCTCTTAAAAATTCCCTTGCAAGTGGTGTTCTTTGATTCGGCTCCACACCTGAAGTAACAGTTTCAAGTAATCTAGCTTCTTTTACATAACCACCACTCCAAGAGTGTGGAAAAGTGCCTGCCTCATTGGGAATTAATGCTTGGTTTTTAGTCACGCGAAAATGCGACTGCTTTTTGCGGGCAGAGTCAAACCTTTGATCTATTTTGCCTAACTCCGCGTTGACTTTATTTTTTGCATCAACAACGCTGCTAGTTAAAGTCGCCGTAATATCTTGAATTTTATTATCGACGGTTGCGGTGAGGTCGTTTGACGCCTCAATCAATTTGGCAATATCTTGTTCTAATGCCATATTTTTTCTCCATATGGTTAATACAATTTGTAAAAGGAATACTGAGTGTTATCTCAGCGGTAAATCAGGCACAAAAAAGCCCACCGAATGGTGGGCTTAATAGCCTAAAGTCGTTGTAGATTGGTGTTATTGCGGTTTTGGATAACGATTTTTAATGGTGCTTCGCGCTTGCAGCCAGACGGTTTTTGCCGCTTGTGCTGCTTCACTCGCTTCACCAAATTCGGCCATTGCCGCTAGGTAATCAAAGGCAAGGCCATCTGACTCGCACTGGTAAGCAAAACTTCTAGCGTGCATACATTGCGCTGTAAGCTGAGCCTGCTTTGCCTCTGCTAAAATGCCCGGAATATCAGCACTGGCTACTCCTAAGTCTGCCAGTATTTTTTCATCTGCCGGCACATTAATCAGTTCATCATCACCGATTTTTAAGGTTTTAATTTCCATTGTAACTCCTTTAAGCTGTTGGTGGTGTGTATGGATGGTTTGCGTAAGGGATTGAGCTTAGTGTTGGTGCTAAACGCTCGGCAAATGGAATTGGCTCTGCGTACCAACGAACTGTCCAATTATCCCAGCTTCTTGCATATAGATTCCGTCTCTCTTGATCGCTACCGTCATGGAACCATACGTCGCCTTTCCAGTTTTTAATAACTCGATATTTAAGACCGCCACCTCTTAAATAAACCCCGCTATGAGTAGCACAGAATGCACCAAAGGCACCTTCTTCACCGCCACCATATAGATCTAAACTTGAATCAGCTTTTTCCCGTTTGCAGTACATAGCAAAACTGGCATGGCTTACGGTTGGGTTATAACGCTCATGAAAGCGTTTAACGTGTAGAAAATTTGCATCACCGTGCCAAGCTGTTGCATTTCCCTCCAATTCAAGTAAAAGTGCCGCTTGATGAGGACTTGTGGTATTTAAAGGTTGTGTGTCACTATTCCAAGAATACTGACGAGCAATCGTTAACTTACTCACGCCCGCTGCATTACCAGGCATAGTCCACCACACCGGATAAAAATAATCCTTTGAACCGCCGATAAAAATGTCCTGAATATAGCGTGTTTCTGGCATCGCCTCTTGAATAAATTTGTCGACATCTTGCTCTTTTTTCGCAATACGCGTGTCAAAGGCAGCCATTTGGTTATCGAGCTGCTGCGCCTTGTTATCCACCACCGCCGTTAAGGCATCCGTAGACTGAATGAGATTAGCAATATCTTGTTCTAATGCCATGAGTTGCTCCTATAAAATTCCTTTGTCCATCAACTCAAACTTTTGTTTAAGATGACGAGTCATATTGTTAATTTGCGCAGCGCCTAGCTTGGCAAGTTCAGGGGCGATAAGAATATTTAGATTAACGCCGTTATCAACAATCGTAACGGCGTCGGCAGGCACGCCCGTTAGCACCAAATCAAAAGCAAGAAGTAAATCGACTTCCGCAGATTTATAAGCAATGGGCCTATCTGGTGAAGAATACACCGCAAATAGCACCTCTTGTGTTTGGCCATTTGCTTCGCTTTCGATATAAAAGCCCACTTCATTGACCCAAAAGTTGTGATCGGTATCATCAATCACACTCATATGGATTTGGGCATTCCCCTTATCTTCGCCACTTGCCACCATGATGCGGTGGACTTCTTGTTGTAGCTGGCGGCAGCCTTGATCTGGCGTATAATTGCCAGTGCCAAGCCCTACCTTACTGATCTTCGCTTGAAAGCCATTTTTTTGGGCGTTAAATACTGCTTCCAAACCCGCGGTGGTGATCGTCGGCCGTAAAATCGTGCTCACAGCACCTGTCTCCTTTTGTTGAGTGATATCAACCCGCATCAATACACAACTCGATTTATAAGCTGATTTATTAAGCACATTGATATGAAATGACAGCAATGGGTTCTATACCTATAGGTACTACCGCTGGGTAAACGCTGATGACATAAATTGAAGTGTTTATTCGCTATTCCAATAGCGGTTATAGGCTAAATTGCTGCGATGATTAATACCAATTTGCTTAATTAAGTGAGCTATTTTGAGGCGAGAAAATCTTGTCGATAACTCCGCTACCGCGTCCTGCTATCGCTAAGGTACCTACATCCATGTAGGCAAGGCGAAAATTTTGCTATTTAGTTGTTCTAAATGAGAAATTTTTAACGCAGTTAGCGTAAGATTTACTCCTTCAAATTGAGCACGTATTAAGACAAATTGGTATAAGTGTGGCAGTAGAATCTAGCCACTTGAAAACGACGATTAGTAAAGTGCAAAGTGCTCGCAAGTTCCGTCGTAAAGTCAAACTTGGCGGCAGGCAGTCTTTGCTCATTGGTTAAATAAATTCGGCTTAGTGCATGACGACGGTTATTTAAGTGAAGTCCTACTCGCGCAGAGCTTTGTAAATACGCATTCACATGCTGGCTTTTCATATATCGACCAGTTGCTGCGATTTGTTTATTGTTTGCCAATGCAAATGCCGCTGCTACGGTGGCAGCGGGTGCTTTTACGGCCTCGGTTTGCGCTGACTTTCTCGCAACCTGCAAACCACTGGCAATAGAGGCAGTTTGCAGTTTTAGGCTCATTTTGGCACCGACTAAAAAGTCGAAATGAGCACGTTTTGGTTTAGTACTATCGGTAACATCTTTAACGGCTTGGTAAAGCTCTGGACTTAAGATCACAGCATCACTGGTGTACGGGATTTCATTCACCCACGCGATAAACATAAAGGTATGTGGCTGCTTTGATTGATAAGGCGCCAGTGCTATATCATCAATTTCTTGAAACCATTCAAAAAACTCAACACTTACCCCTAGCGCTGCCAATGCTCGCTTTACTGAGCCAACCGTGCCTTTGTGCTTATGTACTTTGACCGAATTGGCGATAAATGCCCGTTTAGTATCTACCGGCCAGCTTTCATCCCACTCATCTACTGATAAAGACCATGCAAGCCAAGGTAATAAAGCCTCTGGGCAGCTCTCTGGGTGCCATTGCTTACCCACATATTCTGGGATAGTTGGTGTTACCTCAAGCTTACTCGGTAAGTCTTCAACTTGCTCAGCAATAGTGCGAACCAGCTTTGATGTGCCAGGTGGCAGTAATTTATGATAACTTGTCATAACTCACCTTACTCCGTTGGAAAATGTAATTGCACATCGCGACAGTAAGCTGCATTTTTAGCACTTGGTGAGAGGTCGTCATGCATCGAGCGAAGCTTCACTTTTCTTACTCCTCCTTGATGCAAAGCATCAATAAGTCCCGAGCTGGGTACTTCTTTCCCGAGCAAGTAATGCGATTGAATAAAGTTTTCAATTGCACGATGGATGGACACTTTAACCTGCTCCGTATTAATACCTGCATTAAAGTAAATATCGGCTTCAATCGTGTAGGCCGTTGGCTCTACCAAATGCACGCGTACAAGGTCCGTAAGCGGTCTAACATCTTCGTCGTTGAGATAACGTAACACCTCTGCTCTCAGTGCTTCTTTATCTTCCAAAGTCACCACATCAGCAACTGGTAACACATGGACTTCAACAATGCCCGGCAATGTTGATTCAACAAATACGTCTTTCACTTTTGCAGAAGCCGTAAACGCGTGGTACTGATAAGCACCTGATGTGCCTCCCATTGAATGACTTTCAAGAGAAAGTGGGATCCGCAAACGATAGCGCTCATCCGATTCCGCTTCTTCTCGCGCCACACCGAACAAAACACCCAAATGATCCAAATCACTGCCCGTAGCATATGCCACCATCACAGATTGTGCGGCGTCATTCACACGCTGCCTCAGCAATACCTCGCGATAAGCAAAAAGCTCCATCAGCTTTATTGCTGGATCTGAGGGAAGAAATGGATAATCTGGAAACTGCTGTTGCAATTGCGCTTCTAATTCCTGATAAATAGCTTCATAGCTGACTGTCTCCAACACATCAGGTGCAGATAGGCGCGTCAAATCGATAGCATTATTCATGCTACTCTCCTTTTTAGTGGGGTTGGATAAAGAAAGCCAATATGGCCGATAATAGCGGCGCTACGACCCTACTCTGCGGGCACCGAGCAACGTATCTAATTTTTTATCTATAGAATCTAAGCGCTTTTCGATGCGCTTTTGGTCTTCTTGACGAATTTGCTTGAGGTGGTCAAGCGCTTGGGAGTTAGTGGTGATCCTTTTATCTAAGTCACCAAGGTAAATAACACCAGACACCAACAGCGCAATGGTGGTGAGAATGTGGGCCAAATTAAACTCCTTTTTCATTTGCCATTGTTCAGGATGATTCACTTGCTGACCCCTTTTACTTTCTCAACGGTTCTAAGCCCTGCAAGCCCTAACATGGCAAGCGTAAGCTCTAACATCACATCAAGCGGCAACTCAGGCGTACCATGTTCAGGCATTAACCACTGTAGAATTGGATTAATCACGAACGAAAACAAAAAGCCTAGACCACACACCCACATCAAAAAAGGCCTCGCCCCCGCTACAAACACACTACGGTGCGCTGCTTGAACTTGATTGATCTGCGCTTGTACTAATGCATGCTTTGCTATCAGTCTCGCCTTTAAATGCTCTTGCTTGAGCACTTCTTCTTCACTGGTAAACAATTCATCAAGAATATTGCCAATTGCTTCTATCGGAGCCACTGTTTTTGCAGAAAATAGGCTACCTAATAGGCTCATGATTGCCATTCCCCAGAGATCATCTGTTGAGCAAGCTCTTGCGCGCGATTAGGCACTTGTCTTGCCCATCGGCTATCTAACATTTCAAGCGCAGCGGTATCAAAATCACCTTTTTCGACCGCTTGTAACATTCGACTAAAGTTAAGTAATCCTGTGATCCCTAAGTTAAACGCCATATTTACCAGCACCGCCATCCGTGCATCGTTGCAGTGTTGGGTTGCAATCCTGCGCGCCACCGCCGCTTTGGCATTTTCTACATCGCTCGCAAGTAGTGATTCTGCTTCTTCTTCATCAATCCCCTTATCATCGAGATTTCGACCATAGCCAATAGTCAGCTTTCCCGCGGTACAAAGGTAAGGAAATTGGCGAAACCCCTCATGTTTTTTGAGTTGCTCTACTGTATTCATTACGGACATACAATTCCCCTTTATTGTTGCTAATGTGTCGACATATTAACCATCAAGCTTTGCTCAGCTTTCAATAACCAAAACTCCATTGAACGCTTGCTGTCAAAACCCAATGTTTTTGCTGCATCGACCACCTTGTTATGCATCATGTATTTAGCTCGGATTGCACGCTTACATTCTGGTCTAAGTAACTCAATTGATGCGGTAAGTTGAGCAATTTCATCTGGCACATGCATCTGCTCTGCGCTCACGTATTTGCTTGATGAACTGCCTATAGCTTCAGTTGCAGCTTGACGACTAAAGCCCTTACCTAGCTCTTTACTACACCAAAACTTACCCCAGCGCTTAAGGGCAGTACGTACCTGTTTAATTGTCACTTGCTTGTTGGTCATGGATTTTTCCTATCACTTCTAAAATATCGAGTAAGTACACATCTTCAACTAGGCCAATAACATCATTCCAGCGTGGGCTATATTCCCTATTTTCCCATCGTCTTAACGTACGCTCCTCAATACCATAATGAGCGGCTGATTCAGCTTGCGTGTAACCTCTGAGCTTTCGCGCAACACGAAGAATTTCGGCTCCTGTTGGAGCTGGTTTGCTTTGACCCACCAGTCTGGATGTGGTTGTGTTTATAAGTGTCAT